ATCTGCAGAAGTTGTATCTGAAGAAGAAACAACAGAAGAAGAACAAGAATCAATAGTTGAACCTATTGATCTTTCTCCAATCTTCGGTGAAGAACTTTCAGAAGATTTTAGACAAAAAGCAACATCCATTTTTGAGGCAGCAGTTATTGCTCGCGTTAATAATGAAATGGAAAAAGTTGCAGCATCACTTGAAGAAAAATATGCGGAAGAATTCCTTGAATACAAGGAAAGCATTGTTGAAAAAGTAGATGCATATCTTAACTATGTAGTTGAAAATTACATAGAAGAAAATAAATTGGCAGTAGAAAATGGTCTTCGCGGCGAAATTGCTGAAGACTTTATGACAGGTCTTAAGGCGCTCTTCAAAGAACACTATATTGAAGTGCCTGAGGAAAAATATGATGTAATCGGTGAATTGCAAGCTAAGGTAACAGAGTTGGAAGAAAGCCTAAATGGCCAAGTAGAAAACAATGTTGGCTTAAATACATCAGTAACAGAACTAAAGCGCAAACTTATTATTAAGGAAATGGCTAAGGATCTGGCAGATACTGAAGTAAATAAATTGACAAGACTTTTAGAAGGTGTAGATTTTGAGAATGAAGAAATCTATAAAGAAAAAGTTTCTGTTATTAAGGAAAATTATTTTCCACGCGACGCTGTAATTAAAGAGACAGCCAAGCAAGCGCTAACAGAGGAGACTGACACGCCAGCTAGCTTCACGCAAAGTAACGATGTTGTTTCAGCTTATGCAAATGCCTTATCAAGAACAATCAAAAGACAATAACTTATAAATAAGTAAAAGTTATTTAAAACAGTCACAACAAGGAGACATAAATGTTTTTATCCGAAAACTACCAAAAGAAATGGGAAGCAATTCTGGATCACCCAGACCTTCCTCCAATTAAAGACAACTACAAACGTCAAGTTACGTCTGTATTGTTAGAGAACCAAGAGCGTTCATTACGTGAAGAGCGTAATGCATTGTTTGAGACAGCTCCAACAAACAACATTTCTGCTACTAGCGGTATTGACAAGTATGACCCGATCATGATCGGTTTAGTACGTCGTGCAATGCCTAACCTAATGGCATATGACATTTGCGGTGTACAGCCAATGACAGGCCCAACAGGCTTGATCTTTGCAATGCGTTCTATCTATGGTGCAGAGCGTAACAACACAACAACAAGAAAAGAAGCATTGTTCAACGAAGCAAATACTTCTTTCTCTAGCTCTATGCAAAATGCAGAAGGCAACAACCCAGTATTTGGAACATATAATACTGGTAACGCTACAACAACAGGTTCAATGGAAGGTCAAGATACTTTCGGCGAAATGTCTTTCTCTATTGACAAGACAACTGTTACTGCTAAATCTCGTGCATTGAAAGCTGAATATACAGTTGAATTGGCACAAGACTTGAAAGCAATTCACGGTCTTGACGCAGAAGCAGAATTATCAAACATCTTGTCACAAGAGTTCATGTTTGAAATTAATCGCGAAGTTGTTCGTACAATTTACAAAGTTGCTAAGCCTGGTTCTCCAGGAACAGCAACAGCAGGCACATTTGACCTAGACGTTGATTCTAATGGTCGTTGGTCTGTAGAGCGTTTCAAAGGTCTATTGTTCAACATTGAACGTGATGCTAACCACATTGCACAAGACACACGTCGTGGTAAAGGTAACTTCATCGTTTGCTCTGCAGACGTTGCAAGTGCATTAGCTATGTCTGGTGTTCTAGACTACACTCCAGCTTTGTCAACAAACTTAAATGTTGACGATACAGGCAATACATTCGCAGGTGTTCTAAACGGACGCTACCGTGTGTACATTGATCCGTATTCTGCAAACCTAGGCGCTGCAAATCAGTTCTACATGGTTGGTTATAAGGGTTCTAGCCCATATGACGCAGGTATGTTCTACTGCCCATATGTTCCTTTACAAATGGTTCGTGCAATTGATCCTAACAGCTTCCAGCCAAAGATTGGCTTCAAGACACGTTACGGTTTAATTGCTAACCCATACGTTACATCTAGCGATAGCTTATCTGATTCTGACGCATCGAATTTCACTGCGAACCGCAATCAGTATTATCGTCGTACACGGGTTATCAACCTAATGTAATCAAGCCGGCGAAGATCGGATTTAAAGGGGGAAGTAATTCCCCCTTTTTTAATCTTTGCACATACTACAGGCTATAAATATATAGATAGCATAAAGGAAACAGATGGCTTATACTGCAAACATTGATGTCGTAAAGGATAGTTGGGTAAATTCATTACCTACGACAAATGATTTCTTAAGACCGAACGCATTTAAGTTTAGTATTAAGGACATGCCTAAGACATCTTTTACCTGTCAATCAGCAAACATTCCCGATTTACAATTAGGGTTTGCTACACAACCAACACCTTTTATCGATGTGCCGACAATAGGTGACAAAATTAATTTCGGTGAATTTACAATTCGTTTCATTATAGCTGAGGATATGTCCAATTATTTGGAAATGTATAGATGGTTAATTGCCCTGGGGTTCCCTGACAATTATTCTCAATTCAAAACATTTACAACTAATAGGCCGAGCAGATTCCCGTTTGTTACAAAAACAAGCGGAAAAGAAGAAGTTTTGGCATACTCGGATGGTACTTTGACTATTCTCGACTCGACAAATACGCCTAAAGTAAATATAATATTTAAAAATCTATTCCCTGTGTCCCTACAAGCCTTAGATTTTGATATTGCGTCAGCAAGCGTAGAATATTTTACAGCGATAGCATCGTTCAAATATACTATTTTCGAAGTAGAACCTTTATAATATAACTTGGAGTTATTATGGATAAAAAAATTAAAAAAGTATCGCCTATGGCTTTGCCCCCTGTTCCTAACTTGCCTAAAGCGGGACAACAATCTAGCACAGCAGCAGCTGTTCCTAATGAAAAGAAATTAGAAGTGAGACTAGATGATCTTCGTAAAGAAAGAATCTTTATTGCGACCCCATGCTACGGCGGTCAATTAACAGAAGCGTATTTTCGATCAACAATTCGTTTACTAACATTCTGCAATCAACATCAAATCCCAGTAGCGTTTGGTACAATTGCAAATGAATCTTTAGTTACAAGAGCACGTAATGTTCTTGTGGCATATTTTCTACAAAGCAACTTTACTCGCTTGATGTTTATTGATGCCGATATTGAATATCAAGTTGAAGACGTTATTAAATTAATTGCACACAACAAAGATGTTGCAGTTGGTGCTTATCCTAAGAAGGGTGTTAATTGGCAGCGCATTCGTGATAGCGTTAAACAAACAGACCAACCACTTGATGACAAAGCAATTGCATCTTTTGGTAGTGACTACGCAATTAACTTTAAGTTCCTTAATCGCGAACAAAAACAAATTGCAATTGAAAATGGTCTAATTCGCCTACACGATGGCGCTACAGGCTTCATGATGATTAAACGCGAAGTTATCGACAAGATGATTGAGAAGTATCCAGAGTTGAAATATAACAACGACTTGAATACGCCTCCAGAATTGAATCCTCACTTCTATGCATTCTTCGACACAATGATTGATCCTAAAGACAAACGTTATTTGTCTGAGGATTACACATTCAGCAGACGCTGGCAAGATATCGGTGGAGAAATCTGGCTTGATCCTTCAATCTCCTTGAACCACTACGGTTCATTCAACTTCCAAGGTAATCCTTCGCAAATTATACAAGTTGGTTAAATAGGTAAATTATATTATGAAATTATCCGATCTACAAGAATCCTGGGCAGAGGATTGTAAGATTAATGAGATGAATCTTGGCCATGAATCTGCGAGGACTCCTAACCTTCATGCCAAGTATTTGAACTACCTATCTTCAACGCGCCTCAACCTTCGTAAAGCCGAATCTGATTATTTGAATTGTCGTCGTAAGAAATATCGTTATTATCGCGGCGAGATGTCACAAGCAGAATTGACAGACGAGGGTTGGGAACAATGGCAAGGTAATAAACCATTAAAGAACGAAATGGATGAGTTTCTAACTGTTGATTACGATCTTGTTTTATATCAAGACAAGGTCGAATATTTTAAAACAGTAATGTATCAGTTAGAACAAATCATTCGCTCTTTGAACAGTAGAACATGGGATATTAAAAATGCTATTGAATGGAATAAATTTACCAACGGCATGATGTAATGGCAGATATCGAATTATCGAAAAAAGACGAAGCATATTTAAAAATAAGATGCGAGCCTTCAATAGGTCAAGAGTTAAACGATCATTTTTCTTTTGATGTTCCTGGTGCTAAGTTTCATCCTCTTTATAAATCTCGTATGTGGGATGGTAAAGTACGACTTTACTCTATGTTCACACAAGAATTATATGTAGGATTAAAAAGTTACCTAGAACGATTCTGTGAAGAACGAGATTATGTTATTGATTATTCTAATTATGTAGAAGAAAACGATGCAGTTACTTACGACATAGTTAGAAAGTTTTGCGAAGATCTAAATGTTGGCTCAAAGGGTAAACCTATACAAATTAGGGATTATCAATTTGATGCAGTATTTCAAGCAATTAAAGATGGCAGGAGATTATTATTGTCCCCGACAGGGTCAGGTAAATCTCTTATCATTTACTGTTTAATCAGATGGCATGAGCGAGTTGGTCGTAGACAATTAATACTTGTTCCAACGACTTCTTTAGTTGAACAGATGTATTCGGATTTTCAAGATTATTCTTGTTTAAATGGTTGGAAAACCTCAGAACATTGTCATCGCATTTATGGCGGTCACGAAAAGTCTAATGAATATGATATTGTCATTAGTACTTGGCAATCAATTTATAAATTGCCCAAACAGTTCTTTGCAGATTTTAAAGCAATTTATGGTGACGAAGCTCATTTATTTAAAGCAAAGTCATTAACAAGTATACTAAATAAATGTACTACCACTCCATATAGAGTTGGGACAACAGGGACATTGGATGGTACTCATACCCATAAATTAGTTCTAGAAGGATTGTTTGGGCCAGTTTATAAAGTCACAACAACCAAAAAATTAATTAACGATAAAACACTTGCAGACTTAGAAATTTTTAATATCATTTTAGAATATTCTGATGAAATTAAAAAGGCACAAAAAGGTAAATCATATCAAGATGAAATGGATTTTTTAGTTCAGCATGAAGCTAGAAATAAATTTATCAGAAACCTTGCAATAACACAAACAAGTAATACATTAGTGTTGTTTCAATATGTTGAAAAACATGGTAAAGTTTTAAAAGACATGATTACAGAAAAAGCTGTCAATAGAAAAGTGTTTTTTGTTTATGGTGGAACTGATACTGAGCAGCGTGAAGATATTCGTAGAATTACTGAAACGGAAACTGATGCAATTATTGTTGCTAGCTATGGTACTTTCTCTACGGGAATAAATATTAAAAACCTACATAATATTATTTTTGCTTCACCCTCAAAATCGAGAGTAAGAAACTTACAATCTATTGGTCGAGGCTTGAGAACAAGTGAAAGTAAAACATCTTGTAAACTATATGATATTGCAGATGATTTAACATGGAAATCTAAAAAGAATTATACATTATTGCATATGATTGAACGAATAAAAATTTATAATGATGAGCATTTTAACTATAAATTAGTAAAGGTATCATTATAATGGAAGAAGAAAAAGTAAATTATAAATTTTTGCGCCTGACATCTGGCGATAGCATAATCTGTAAAACAACAGATGATTGCAAGCAATTGACAGGTAAGCGCATCATTAGTGTAACAGACCCAGTAATCTTAAATATGTTAAGATTACCTAAAGATGGTGTGTTAATAGAATCATACGTATTGTTTCCTTTATTCAGTTTCTCAGAGGAAAACGTATATGAAATCCCAGTACATCAAATTGTAGTTGCAACAAACATCAAAGAAAGCTTGAAAAATAACTACTTAGAGTATATAATGTATAGAGATAACAAAGACGAGCTGTATACTGAAAGCGATGACGCTGAAGAAACAGATGAAGAAATTATTGAAGAATTATTTGAAAAATTTGAACAATCTTTAGGAGATGTGAATGACGAAAACAACGACGACGCCGGAGAGCGAGATATTAGAATTGATCGAGGAAATAGAAGAATCCTTCATTAAAGAAGAAATCCCCGCCAAGGCCCCTGCCCATTATGTAAACAACAAACAGTTTCTTGCTGCTCTTATAGAATATAAAGAGGCATTAGACAAAGCCAAAGCTGCAGGAGAGGAACCGACTCGAGTACCTCGATATATAGGCGAATGCTTTATTAAAATTGCAACACACTTATCATACAAATCTAATTTTATCAATTACACCTTTAGAGATGATATGGTTTCAGATGGCATTGAAAATTGCCTAACTGCTGTTGCAAAATTTGATCCCACAAAATCATCTAATCCTTTTGCCTATTATACTCAAATTATTTACTTTGCCTTTATTCGCAGAATTCAAAAGGAAAAGAAACAACAAGCAACGAAATATAAACTCATGGAGAATATGGATATTGATTCTATTATTCAAAATGCAGAAGATTCAGAAGCAGGTCGACATTTGATTGATTATTTGAAAAAGCAATTAGACACAATCGATCCTGAAAAACGAGAAACGGCATCCGAGACAAAAGCTCGCAAAAAGAAAGCGTCTGAAAAGGACAATCCTATAATTGACATTACTGACTAAATGTCATATAATTCGTTATGAATACAAAAATCAAAGAAGTCTTTAACATTCTGCAAGAAGAATGTGCTGAAGTTATACAAGCAGTTAGCAAGTGCGAACGCTTTGGTATTGACAATTTTAAACCCAACAAACCTAAAACAAATAGGGAACATCTAGAAGAAGAGCTCGGTGACATGCTGGCTATGATAGATATTCTATGCGGAATGGGTGTAGTTGACCTAGATCATTTGCGTGTTGCTAAATTGGCTAAAATTGAAAAACTAAAGAAATGGTCTACTATTTTTGAAAGTGAATATGAGCAAAATTAAGATTGCAGAATTATTTTATAGCATACAGGGTGAAGGTCGCTATATGGGCGTACCCTCAGTGTTTTTAAGAACATTTGGTTGTAACTTTAAATGCGCAGGTTTTGGTATGCCTAAAGGAGAACTTAGCAATGAAGCAAACAATGTTGACCCTTCTAAGTATACAGAATATAAATCGTTACCTTTGGTGTCTACGGGTTGTGATAGTTATGCTTCTTGGGATCCTCGTTTTAAGCATTTGTCTCCCGTTCTTTCTACTGATGCGATTGCCGATGCTATTGTTGATACGTTACCGTACAAGGAATGGCGAGACGAACATCTTGTAATTACTGGCGGTGAGCCTTTATTGGGTTGGCAAAAAGCTTATCCTGATCTTTTAGAACATCCTAAGATGCAAGCTCTAAAAGAACTTACCTTTGAAACTAATGGCACACAACTTATATCTGATGAGTTTGATGAATACTTATTTCAGGAGTGGACAAGGTTTGGTCGAGACTATGGTAATATAACATTTTCAGTATCCCCTAAATTATCAATCAGCGGTGAAAAATGGGAAGATGCAATTAGACCAGAAGTTGTTCAACAATATCAATTGTTAGGTAATACATATCTTAAATTTGTAGTTGCAACTAAAGAAGATGCTGAAGAAGCAGAACAAGCAGTAAATGAATACCGCAAATCTGGTTTCGGTGGCGCCGTTTATATTATGCCTTGTGGTGGTACAGAAGAAATGTATTCGTTGAACAATCGTAGTGTTGCAGAATTGGCAATGAAAAAAGGTTGGAGATATTCCGACAGATTACAAATCCCATTATTTAAAAATGCCTGGGGTACTTAATATAAATAATAATGTTACACAAAGGTAACAAATTTCAATCATCATATCCGAGTTAGGAAGGATTCAAAAATGTCATATAACAAGACAAAAACAGACCCAGTATTGGGACAACAAGTTCACGAACACTTAGTTAAAGTGGGAGTGGAAACACCTACATTTAAAGTATCAATGGATCGCAAAGATAAAATTGCAGAAATTGAAAAAAGCTTTTCATATATCATGCAAGTGTTGGGACTCGATCTAAATGACGACAGTCTAATGGAAACACCTAAGCGTGTTGCTAAAATGTATGTCAACGAAATCTTTTGGGGACTCGATTACGACGCATTCCCTAAATGCACAACTGTTGATAACAAAATGAAATATAATGAAATGGTTGTTGAACGAAATGTCAATGTCCAATCTAATTGTGAGCATCACTTTGTCGTCATTGATGGTTTGGCAACTGTTGCATATGTTCCAAAAGACAAAGTTCTAGGTCTATCTAAAATTAATCGTATTGTTGAATATTTTAGCAAGCGACCACAGATTCAAGAACGATTAACAGAACAAATTTTCCACACACTACAATACATTCTTGATACTGAAGATGTTGCTGTATTAATTGATGCGCAACACTATTGTGTTAAATCCAGAGGTGTTGAAGATACAGGTAGTTCTACAGTAACAGTTCGTTTAGGCGGGGGGTTCAAAAATCACCCAGAAGTTAGAAATGAATTTTATCAGATTGCAAGACAAGGATGTAAATGACAGTTAATGTAATGGTTGACTTGGAAACAATGTCAACAAGATCAAATGCAGCCATCTGTTCAATTGGTGCAGTAAAGTTTGAAGGTAAAGAAATTTTAGATACCTTCTATTGCACCATAGATCTTAAAACCTGCAAAGATGTAGGTATGCATGTTTCAAAAGAAACAATCAAATGGTGGTCGGAGCAAAATAAAGAAGCGCTGAGAGAACTTACTCGCAATAACATTTCTTTGAATCAAGCACTAGATGATTTTGAGGAATGGTTTGGTCCTAAGAGTTTGCCTGTTTGGGGCAACGGTGCAGTATTCGATAACACAATTTTATCAAATGCTTATTTTATTACGGGCAGAGAACCACCTTGGAAATGCTGGGATGACAGATGTTATCGTACAGTAAAAGCATTGTTCAATTGGATTCCTGCAGATGAACGGGAAGGCGTCTACCATAATGCTCTCGATGATGCAATGCACCAGACAAAACACTTGATTAAAATGCTAGGTGAGTAAATGAAGTTTGATAAATGCTACATTATATCATGGTTCGGCCCTGATAGTACAAATGCAAGACGTGCAGAAATACACAAACGGCAATTGGATTGGGTTAAGAAAAATGATCTTCAACCCGTAGTGTTTGCGCAAAATTATAAAGAAGAACAATACGAAACAGGTGTTGAATATATTAAACATCAAGGTAAAGTATTAACTCCGGGCGATGCAAGAAATATCCTCTTAAGAGAATTTTATAATTCGGATGAGGATTATGCCATTTTTGCAGACAACGATACCTATCTTTATACTGGTCAAAAGTATGGTGCAAATGATACCTTTGTCAAAACATTCAGAAATATTCCATTTGAGAATCTTGCAGATGTGGATATGTTCTTACCAGTCAATCCTGCTAATCAACCCTTCACAAAAGACTTGACAGAAAACGCTGAAGGTGATAAAATTAGATGGAGATTTAGGCCAACATTTATGACAAAAACAAGTATTCTAATTGTTAAGAATATTAAGAAGCATCACAATAAAGAAATCTATTTTGATGAGAAGTTTGTTAATTCGGATGGCACTCTTATTCCTTGTGAAGATCAAAATTTTGGTATTGAATTTATTCAAAACGGTTTAGGTGTTTTTATCTGTAATAATATTATTTTTAAAGAAGAACAAGCAACTGCCGAAAAGTCTACTTGGTCAACTGGAATGACTGCAGAACAAAGATGGGAAAGAACAGCATCCGGGTTAAAATTCATTTCAGAAATATGGAATTTGCCTAAACAAGATACAGTAGCAAAAGGAACTTGGATGAGAATGTTCAAGCAAAAGAATCCTAAGCTAAAACAGATTACAGTTAATTTAACAGAAAAAGCTGGAGACATACAAAAGTCTTCATTAGAAAGTTTATTTTTATGAGCAGACAATTAGAATATGTTATATCAGGTCCAGCATATCTGAGGTTAGGTGCAGAACAATGTAATGATCCTGAGACATTGGAAATGATTAAAGACATGATTTCCAGAACTGTTCACAATAAAAATAATCACCAATTTTCTTTATTGTATAATGGATTTACAGAAAAGAATTTTGGCGCTAAACTACAAAAATTTAGACCAGTAATTAAAAACATTCATGCTGACTCTGGCGGGTTGCAGATTATTACTAGAGGTTTACCAAACACATCTGAGACTCGTAACAAGGTGTTTGAGAATCAAGCAACATACGCAGACATTGGAATGGCATTTGATGAGATTCCAGTAAAGTCTACATCTGCATCTGGAGTATCATCTAAAATTGATACTAAGCGTAGATATGTTGACATGGAGAATTTTGAAAGCTATGCTAGACAAACTGGTAAAAATGTATTAGAGCAAATTCAAAGATTTGATTCTATGAAAAGTTCTTGCAGACCATTTGTTATTATTCAGGGTTCCGGACAAGAGACCTACAAATTGTGGGGCGAGGCTATGTTGGATGAGATTCCAAAAGATTTACATCATCGTATTGGTGGTGTGGCTATGGGATCAGCTGCTCTAGGTATGGGACCACTTGAAGATGTTAAGCGAGCATTCTTTGTCAATGCTGTACCATTTGAAAGACCATTTCATCTACACGTATTGGGTGTAGGTGCGTTGAAGCGTATCTTGCCATATTTGTTGTTTAGTCAAACCGGTTTATATGATGGCATTGATATTTCATATGATTCAACGACACATTCTATGTCTTTAGATAATGGATTGTTTTATTTCTCACATAGCAAGAAAAAGAATCCTGGTGACTATGGCGGTTCTTCTGTAAAAATGGGAAGACCATTTTCAAATATCTATAGAACAGTTGTTACAGAAATTAATGCTGTATGTGGAACAGAATATACTGCAGAGCAATATCATAAATTAATGAATATTTCTGTAGGTGAATATCTTGAGAATGGCGGTAAATTTGTAGATGTTATGAGAGCCAGACTTGCATTTATCTTAACTAATGTGCATAACTTTACATTAGATGTTAGTACATTAATGAATTCTAAAGAAGAATTTTTAAGATTCTGTAGAGATAAAAATTGTGAAAACGAATATGCAACATTATTCGATGTAAAAAATACTGATGATTTTCTTTATTGGGAAAAGAACGTTGGCAGGTTTATGGATTCAGAACCTGTTAGCGAGGTCGCCCCATCAACACTTGAGGACTTATTTGCATGAACAAGAGTTTTATTTTTGTTACCTTTCAGAAGGAAGGTATTCATCGTTACCCAGCAGCGGCAACGGATCCAAAATTAGCAACAAAGCGTTTTGGTAAACCAGATGAACATTGGTTGGATGTTTCATTCCTTGCAGACTTGCATAGACACATTTTTTATTTCCGTGTTGAGATGGAAGTGTTTCATGATGATAGGGATGTTGAATTTATACAAGCAAAGCGTACTATTGAACGCTGGTATAATGAAGACACATTGCAATTGAATCACAAATCTTGTGAGATGATTGCTAAAGATTTACACGCAAAATTAATTGCTCAGTGGCCTGATCGAGATTATGTAATTGAAGTATCAGAAGATGGCGAAAACGGTTGTAGAATGTATTTTACTAGGGATTGATAATGGGAAAATTATATTATATGGGTTTGGAGCCGTATGAAGGTCGTTATACCTTGCAGCTTCAGCATTGGAGTGAGGCGGCATTTAAGCGCCGAGGTATTGATTATGAAGTAATTCATGGTGATATTTTAGATGACTCTAAAGCAATTGTAACTGGACAAGTGCTTGATGCTCACGGTCGTAGTTATTATTCGTTGACACAGATGGCTAATCTTATTAAGAAGATGAAAGCTGGAGAAATTACATACGAAGATACAATCTTTTTTGAAGATATGTTTACTCCTGGTATTGAGGCATTGCCTTATATTATGGATCAAGTAAGTTATGAGTATCAGCCTAGAATATTTGTTCGTTGCCTTGCACAATCTATTGATCCAGATGATTTCGTTCACGTATGGGATATGCAGAAGTGGATGGGCCTATATGAGAAAATGACAGACCAATTCGTTACAGGTGTACTTGCATCTAACGAAGAGATGGTTGCTCATATGAAAATTGCAGGTTGGGAAGCACCAATCTTTAATATCTCTGGTTTAGCATTTGACAAAGATGAAGTTCGCAGTCGTGTAGTAAAACAGATTCCATTTAATGAGCGAAAACTTCGTGTAGTGTTTGCGGCAAGATTCGATCAGGAAAAACAACCCGATTTCTTTATGGATTTGATTGAAAGATATCATACACTCAATCCTGCTG